AAGACGACACCAAGGCGCTTGTCGTTAATGCTCCAGCAGCATCAGACGGATTCGATCCAAAAGGTAGCGTTAAGCCAACCGATGCTCAGACTGTTGATGAAATCAAGGCATGGTTAACTGCTCACAGCATCGATTTCACTGGTAAGACAGCAAAGGCTGATCTTTTAGCGTTAGTTCCAGCTTAATAGTCAACATTAGTCGCCATCGAAATTAACAATAGGGGAATCCCGGCGGCTTTGTGAGGTGATGATATGGCCTATGTAGATAAAGATGATTACATGCAGGCAATGCATATTACTGATGCAGATGTTCCTAAGAACTTCGATCAATTGGCAGATTTGGCCAGCGAATATCTAGATGAGCAAACACGCGATTTTTATCAAGGTAACGACCTTGCCAGTGACCCGTGGCCACTTCGTGCAAGTAAGTTTAAGCGGGCGGTTATCCGTCAAATTGCTTATATGATTGATTCTGGTATCACCACAACAGAGCAAGCCATTCATCAGCCTACGAGCGCTTCAAAGACAATTGGACGTACAACGGTGTCCAAGTCGTGGAATAATAGCCAGTCCTCAACTGATGGCCAGCAGCGTTCAGTTATCAGTGCTGATGCGCTAGCAGCTCTTAGTGGCACTGGGTTACTCTACCGAGGTGTTGACTATGTTCGATGAGATCGATGATTTGATTTCATACAACGATTCGGTCACGTTGTATCGAGTGACAGGTAAAGATGATTGGCAAAAGCCTCTTTACAGTGAGCCAGTTGTCATCGGACACGTTAGAATCGATCGCGGCACGGTATATTCGGGGACCAATAACGACCGACAAATTGTTGCTAAAGCTGTTGTTTATATTCGGTGTGCTGGTAATTCTGACATGCCGCTGATTGATGATAGTTGGCTGCAAGGACAGGCCGAATTTGACAGTCGCAAGTACACCATTACTACGGTTAACGTTTTAAAAGATGCTGATACGCCTGAAATATGGGGGTACGAATTGGAGGTGCTGTGATGGGTGTGAAAGTAACAGTTGATGTTGATTTGATGAGTAAACTTGGACCGAAAGCCCAAAACAAAGCTCTCACAGCCGCTGCTACTCAGCTCGATACAGAACTGACTGATTACAATACTGGCGTTGTACCTATGCTTCACGAAGATCTTCGCAAAACAGCAACACCAGACGGGTCGAATGTCGATTTTAATAGTATTTATGCGGCAGATCAGTTTAACGGTGGCTATACAAAAAAAGACGGCACTAAAGTCATATTTAGGCATTACACGACTGATGGTACCGGCCCTCACTGGGACAAAATGATTGAAGATAACGATCAAAAGATGAGTCGAATTCGTGAGGCCTATCTGAAGGGACTGAACCTATGAATGCCTTAAAAACGTTGACGGATGCAATTAACACGATTCCCGATATGCCGCAGAGAGTCAGTATGGGGTTCCTTTCTGCTGATGAATCTCTGTCGATTTATCCAACCAAAAACGGATCGGTGATTGATGAAGATTTCGCCGGCAATCAAGAAACTAGGCTGTATTACGAAGTTGCTATCCGTACCAAGGATCAGCAATTGGGTAACACCATCATGTGGCTAGTTTCCGACTTTGTTAAGCATTTGAAGGAACTTCCGTCTGATGAGTTCCACTTTGAAAAAATTGAAACCACGTCTGAGCCCAGCATTACACAAGCTGATTCACGTGGTTTTTTTGTATACACGATTGATATCGCGATGAACGTAACAGCAAATAAATACGAGGAGTGATTTTTCATGGTAGCAAAAGACTTTAACTTGAACTTTAAAAACAAGTTTGAGATTGACACTAAAGGCGGTAAAGACCCGTCAGATATCACCAATGCAACCTTTGCACCATTGGCAGCCGGCATCAATAACTTTACGCCGACCTTGAACGAAACAACGGCTAATGACGTCTATTACGACGGTGAGGGTTATGGTTCTACTGATGTTACTGGCAAGCGTCTCCAGCTGGCTTACACAGGCCACCGGTTGGAAGGTGACCCAGCTCAGGACTATATTGCAAGTCACTTGCTTGATCTTGGTGACGATCTCAAGACTTTGGCACGTTGGACACAAGCTGATGGTTCTACTGTTGTTGGGTTGGTTACTATCAGCAACATTGTTACTTCTGGCGGCGCTCCGGGTGCCAAGCAAACAATGTCCTTCACATTGGCATTTAACGGCAAGCCCGTTTATACCCCTGCGGTCCCAAAACAGTAACGGTGTCTGGGGTATCTCTGACACCGGCAACAGTGAGCGTGAAAGTGGGAGCAACCACGGCGTTAACGGCTACAGTTATCCCGGAAGATGCAACTGACAAGGCTGTTAGCTATGCATCTAGTAAAACATCGGTCGCTACTATCAACTCTAGTGGTGTATTAACTGGTGTTTCTGAAGGTTCAACTACCATTACCGTAACAACGCATGATGGCAGTAAAACCGCAAGTGCGGCCGTAACAGTCACTGCCGTTTAAAAAGATAGGGTCGCCAAAGAAATCAACAGTATGGGTAAAGCCCAGGCGGCCATTAGGAGGAAATCATGAGCAACGTAATTAATTTAGATGACGTATTAGCGACTAAACAGGACTTTACCTATAAGGGTGAGACCTACACGTTCCGCTTCTCGGATAAAATGCAGCATGCTTTGAGTGATGCTTGGGTCAAGGCCAACGCATATGCTAAGCAGTTGACTAATGATGACAAGGAAAATGATGACATCGACAAAAAGCCAGTTGAAGATCAGCTAACTTTTGTCCGCGATGCACTCAATAAAGAGCATGAAATCGTCATGGACTTTTTTGTACAGACGATTGGCAAAGAAAAGGCCGATAAACTGTACAGCGATTTAGATCAAAGCACTGATGGTCTCATGTTTGTTCTTGGTCTTGTCAAACGTGCTTCTGAAAAGGCAATTAAAGATGCCCAAGACGCTGAATATCCTGCATTTGACGGGAATGAGGATAATGATTAGCCTAACTCAACCGCTAGCGTGGTACTGGCAGTGTGAAGACAAGAAATATCGTGTGAATTTGGCGTTTGATAATGTGTTGCGATGGTTCGAACTACTTGATCGCGATGACAAGACCGATGCTCAAAAGGGCGTCATTGGTTGGCATATGTTTGTTAATGCTAATGGTGTAGCACCAGAGGACCGCTTGAAGGCACTTCAGTGGATTAATCAATACATCGGCCAGCAGCCCTATCACGACTCGGAAATGCAAGCAGAAAATGATGAAGGATCCTCAGTAACAGGTGGAGCGCAAGAGGAGTTTTTCTCTTATGTTCAAGATGCGCCGGCTATATGGTCAAGCATACGAGCATTTTATGGCATTGACTTAGAAGACGAACTAGGAAAGCTACATTGGCACAAATTTCGTGCCATGTTGGATGGTTTACCAGGTTCGTCTTATTTCATGCGTATTATCGATATTCGGCAACGGTCTCGTCAGGGACTTGAAGGCAAGGATTTGATTAACTTGGTTGATTTACAGAATTACTACATCTTGGATAAGTACCGTAATGCAAAGCACTCCGCTGAAGCGGCTGATTTCTTTGCCGCATGGGCGTCTAGCGCAAACAAATAATGAAAGGGGGAACACGCAATGGCAGCAGATGGAACGATCTCGATTGAAGTTGCTCTGAAGGGCAAGGATCAGCTCATTAGTGATACCGAGCAAGCAGACAAAATCCTAAAGGACTTTGGTAGCCAGGCTGGCGATAAGATGGATAATGCCATCACAGAGAACACAAATAAGGCTAAGCGGACTCTGGCCAGTTTTCCAAAAGAGGTCAAGACTGAACTCATAGCTGAAGCAAGAGATTCCGGTATCAAAAACTTTAGTGCTATTTTGAAAAAACTTCCTAAAGAACAGCAAGTTGAATTGCTGACCAAGGTAGAAGACGGCAAAGCTATTGATTTTGAGAAATTGATTAAGTCGCTACCTAAAGAAGTTAAGAGCGAAATCAAGGTCAAAGATGAAGCTACCGTTCCCCTTGAGAAGATTGAGAAGAAGCAACAGGATCTTCCTAAAAGCACTGAAACTGTAGTTAAAGCAAAAGATGAGGCCTCAGCACCACTGAAACATGTTGATGAGCAGGTTGAAACCACTGGCAAAGGATTCAGCCATCTTAAGGAAATCATTGCCGGATCGTTAGCGGCTAACCTCATTAGTTCTGGAATTGGTGCCCTCACATCAGGCTTGAAAGAAGCTTATCAAGCTGGTATGGAGTACAACAAGGAACAAGACACCATGAGGACGGTTTGGAAGTCCCTCACGACAGAGGCGCCGCAAGACGGACAACAGTTGATTGATTATATTAACAAACTGGGTCAGTCTACCATTTACTCCACAGGCACGATTAATGAAATGGCTCAAAGCTTTTATCACGTTCATTCTAATGTTGATGAAACCAAACGGTGGACTGATTCATTTGTCGCTTTGGGTTCTACTCTGCACATGACGAATGATGCACTTGCTGAATCTGGTGAACAATTTGCGAAAATTGTCGCCGGCGGCAAGGCATCATCTGAAGACATGGCTGTTATGATCAACCGTTTTCCTATGTTCGGTGAAGCTCTACAAAAGGCAACGGGTAAAAGCATGTCAGAACTTTACGCGATGTCCGCTGCCGGCAAACTTTCAGCAGAGCAGTTTACTGAAACGCTCGATTATTTGGGGAAAAAATATGCCAGTGGCACCCAAGAAGCCATGACATCGTTCATGGGTATGGGTATGTTCATTCACTCTAAGTTTTCGACTTTAATGGGCGATATCACGAGCTCTGCGTTCACGATGACTAAATCTTCAATGAATGATATTAAAGGCTTGCTCTCTGATGACATGATCAAGCAATATGCTTCAGGAATATCGTCTGCACTGTCTTTTGCTTTAAGCGGTGCAATCAAGCTTCTGGGCTATATCAACGCGCACAAGAATGACATCGTTGATATCTTTGGCAGCTTATATAAGATTGGACAAATTATCGGCGGCACCATCTGGCATACCGCTTACGATGTTGTTACTGATATTGCCAAGGCCTTTGGACTAATGGATGATAAAAGCAATAAGGCTAAGGATCCTCTAAATAAAATTGATGAAATTTTGAAAAACATTGTTGCTCATAAAACTGAAATCGAGAATTTAACTAAAGTCTGGTTGGCATTTTTTGCTATCAAAAAAATTACCGGTTGGATAAAATCAGTCAATGAAGCTAGAAAAGCAATCATGGAGCTAGGCATTGCAACCAAGATATTTGGCGACGGTTCCGGTGGCGGCATCAGCCTCCCGAGCTTGGGGAAAAAGGGAGCAAACGGTACTGCGGTCGAAGAGGCCGAAAATGTAGCTGTTAATTCTAGCAAACGAGGTGGCCTTTTCAGCCGTCTTTTCTCTGGTAGCACTGCTAAAGTTGGAGAGGACGCGCTTGAAGATTTAAGTAGTGCATCCAGTTTCACGTCCAAATTTTCAAAAGCCGCTGGAGCAGCCAAAGGATTAGCTGGAATTGGCACTGCCATTAGTATTATCTCCTCATTAGGAGACTTGTTAGGGTCTACCAAGAAAACTATCGGTGGAAATGCTGGTAGTGCTGCTGGTGGTGCCCTGGGCACTTGGGCTGGCGGTGCTGCCGCAGGAGCTGCTGTCGGTACATTTGCGGGCCCTATAGGCACTGCTATTGGTGCTGGTTTAGGAGCTGCTGCTGGAGGTGTTGCCGGTTCTAGTGTTGGCAAAAAGATTGGTCAGGAAGTTCAAAAAGGTGTTGAATCCACTTTTCATCCGAAACTTAGCAACGGCATGACACAGGCCACTGATAAATTGCATGGTAGTGTCAAAACATTTGTCAAATCGTATCAAGGTGACATGGACAAGATCATGGGTGACACCATCATGCTTGGAAGTGCCACTGGTAAACAAGCTGACAAAATCGAAGCTGATATGACCAAAGCATATGCTCACATGTCTAAAAGCGTTGACGACTATTACAAGGTTAAGGAAAGCAAATCCAAAAAAGACTTAGATTTGCTGGTCAAAAATGGCTCTATCACTCAAAAACAGGCTGATGAAGCTTTGGCTAAAGAAAAAAAGAACGATGCCACTAAAGCCGCGCAAATGAAGAAATCATATGCTGACATGCAAAAGGAAAGCGAAAAGTACTTCAAGGATCGTAATGATACCGAGAGCAAGTACGAAAAGAAGAGTACCGATGCCGTCAACAAGATTTTGAAAGATCGTGCTGCTGAACGTGAAAAACTTGTCAAAGCAGGCGCTACTAAGGAAGAGCTTGCCGGGTTTGACGCCACAACTGCGCGTAAAGTTGCAGCAGAGAAAAAGAAGCTCAAAGGCCAAGAGGATAAAGATCTTCAAAAGCTTCAAAGCAACCATCTTAAGACCATGAAGACTTTACAATCGCAAGCAGATGCCAACACCTATCAAAGCTTAAAAGTCAGTGCAGGCAAGGAAAAGGACCTTTTGCAGAAACTGTCAGAAGACAAGCACAAGATGGGTCAAGCGGAACTGAAAGAAGTCATCTCTACTTCTGCAAAGCAGACTAATGCTGTCGTCAATGCTGCTAACAAAACATACAACGAGGCAAAGGACGCTGCTAACAAGAAATACAAGGCAACGACTTCTGCCGCTGAAACTGAATATTATGTTAATCACTCTATTTCAAAGTCTCAGTATGAAAAGATCGTCGGTGATGCTAAAAACCAAAGAGACGATACGATCAGTGCAGCTAAGAAACAGCGTGATGATACTGTTAACCATGCCAAAAAGCAACATGATGAAGTCGTTTCCGAAGCCACAAAACAAGCTGGAGAACACAAGAGTGCGGTAAACACCGAAACAGGTGATGTTAAGAGCACTTGGGATCGATTCTTAGATGGCGTTGCTGGTGTGTGGAATCACCTGATTGATGCATGGAATTGGGTAGGAAAGCTTTGGGGTAAAAAGCCTTCTGGCCACTGGAACCGTTACGCCATTGGTACTGGCGGTACACGAGAAGATCAGCTTGCCGTTGTTGGTGAAGAAGGATTTGAGTTGGCTCATCATCCTAGTCTTGGTATTTTTCCACTGGGGGTTCACGGCATGGAAACTGCTTTCTTACCGGCCGGAACAAGCATCTTGCCTCACAACCAATCAGAAGAATTCTTAAAAATGACTAATGCATTGCCACACCATGCTACTGGTATCTTTGGTACTATCTCAGATTTATTTGATGGTGCTAAGAAAATCGCTTCTGGAGTTGGTTCAGAAATTGCGCGTGCGTTTGGTAGTGCTATGAATTTCATCGATAAGGGTGTATCTGGCGCTTGGGGTTGGATTGAAGACAAGACTGGCATTAAGAAACTTGCAAGCAATGATGGCCAAAAATGGTCGTCAATGCGGTCTGATTTTGGTGGCGGGACTCTTAAAGGAATTAAGGACGGATTTTCAAACGTATTTACGTCTCTATTCCAGAAAGCCAAAGAGGATGAAACGTCTGGTGGAAACTACAACCCAGAATTGATTCGGAAAGCCGCAAAAGAGATGGGATTGAGCCCATCAGACAGCTTTATCCGCATGCTTCAGGCTACCATTCAGTCTGAAAGCGGCGGTCGTAACATTGTTCAACAAATACACGATATTAACTCAGGCGGCAACGAAGCACGAGGCATCTTGCAATATACTCCTGGTACCTTCATGCATTATGCGATGCCTGGGCATACTAATATCATGAATCCTTACGACCAGTTGTTGGCCTTTTTCAATAACTCAGATTGGCAAAATAGTATTGGTAACACTGTCATTTGGGGCCATGCAAAGACTGATTGGTTGCACTCTGGTCCTCAGGGCAGTCGGCGTTTAGCCTACGGCGGAAGATTTGACAAAGCTACATCGGCTGTGGTCGGTGAGGACGGTACTGAGTATGTTGTCAATGTTACAAAAGATAACGCTGATCAGTTGCTCATGGCAGCGATAGCTGAACGTGCCAAGACTAGTTCTTCTAGTATCTTTGCCAAAGCATTACAAGGATTCAAATCATCGCAGATTCGGGCGATTAATTCAGTGCCTGATGTTCAAAACGCTATCAACAGCTTTAGTACCGGCACAGCGCAACCAAAAGTAATTAATGTTCAAACCGATGTATCACTGAATGGCAGGAGCATGGCCCGCGAAATGGCTCAACCGCTTCAAATAGAAATAGACAGAAAAAATCGCATTAAGTTTCGAAGAGAGGGGAGGATTTTTAATCCATGACGCTATCGATTACTTTCAATGGAACTAACATTTCGAAATGGCTTGATGGCATTTTACTTATCACTAGAAATGTTGGACAAAATCGTGTACCACAACTTGATCAAGTTGGTAAGTCCGACGGTAAAATGCTCTCTTACATTCGAGCTGATGAAGGCACAATTGTTGTAACGGCCATTGTCAAAACTAATGTTACTGACAAGCGGAGATTGCTCGCCGATGCATTAACTACATCAACACCGGCCAAGCTAATATTCGCTGATGAGCCAGATATATATTACAATGCCATTTCAACTGGACAGATTACTTTAGACGAGGCCTATCTTCACAATACGCTGACCATAACGTTCACTGTTCCCGATGGCATTGCGCACTCGGTAGCCACGCAGACGGCTGACAACATGCCATACAAGGACGTGCCAGTGAATTTGTATACCGATACTCGTGACTTTGATAACCCTAATATTTGGAGTTTCTACAGTAATTGGAATAAAGCCGCAGAAAAATTTAATGGACTAACAGTCATGGAAACGAACAGTGATTGGAACGGACTGTCACAAACCATACAGGCTAAGAAAGGTGAGACTTATACCTTCTCACTTTACGCCAGATATGAAAGCGGTACTGGCAAGTCTAATATGTACTTTACAGCCAGTGCCGGTAAGACTGATCCTATGTCCGTGCAGGTTTCTTTAAATGAAACATGGCAAAGGTTCACAGGAACTTTCACCGTGACTGCTGATGGCCCAATACAACCTCGTATTGAAAGAACCCCTGACAACACTAATACGTTACTCATTGCTGGCCTTAAATCTGAAATAGGCACCACTGCTTCTCCTTGGTCGCCTAACCCGGCTGATCCTGAATACTATACCAACACCATTACGGTGCACAATGGTGGAACTTATCCGTCTGAACCAGTTATCGAGGCTACTATCAACGGTGATGACGGCGTACTAACTGCTATTAATGATCAGGGCAGTGTGCTACAGTTCGGCTCTCCCGATGAGACTGACGGCTTTGTGAAGCAAAAGTCTGAACGCGTTTATCATCTCGATTTCAATCAGACGCCAACAGGGGTAACGCTCAATAATGGGGTTACGGCTTTTCCTTACTATGAGCATGGCAATGATGCCAACGTACAGTCGGGACCGTTTGGATATGCAAATGGTATTGCCTACCCGTCCACTGAACGAACCGCTTCCAATTACTGGAATGGGCCTTCAATGAGCGGCACCATTCCGAAAAATTCAAGTGGCTCTAACACGGCTAATTTTCAGTTTGTCAATCGTGTCAACGTTGGGACGAATGCCGCAGAAGTAGGCCGTTTCGAGTTCAATTTAACGTATCAAGGCAAGATTGTCGCTTCTCTTGCGCTGTTTGATGATAGTGCTTCAAACGATCAGTGGGTTTTTTCAGGCACAGTCTATGATGGCAGCCAAGCACAAATGCTATTTTTTGACTTACTGCCACGCAATTACTATCGTGACGGAAACTACAATGCCGTTATCACAAAAATGGGTGATCAGTTAACCTTCCGTTTGGATCGCATCGATTTAGGCGATGGTGGCATTGAAACGCGAACGGTATCAGGCTTCTCTAGTGTGCCAATCGATGGCTGGACAGCTTGGTTCCCCGGATTCTCCGATCAACGTGGTTGGTCAATTAACTGGCAAGACAGCTACTTTGAGTGGATTAACGTTGATTACTGGGACGATATTCCTAACCGCTTCAAAGACGGGGACGTTGTGCAAATTGATGTTGCCAATCGACGTGTTCTTGTCAATGGTGCAGAAGATCGGACACTGCAAGCAATCGGCAATGATTGGGGCGGGTTCAAGATTCAGCCAGGCAATAACACCATCGAATTGCTCACATCAAGCTGGGCAAAGCAGTGTAAGGCTGAAGTATCTTGGCAGGAGGCGTGGCTATGAAGGATTTTTATTTTGTGGATAGATCATGGCATCTGCTAGGGACTGCAACTGCTGGCGGTGGTGGGAAAATCCACATTGTCGATGATACTGATGATCAGCTTATCTCAGCAGGTGCTCGTACCTATTCAGGAACCATTCTGTTCACCCCTGAACTGTCTTCTAAGGTTCAAACGATGGCAGCACGTGGCAATTACATTTTGTATATGGATGAGCGCAATAAAGCAGTCTTTATGACAATTATGGAATCAAGTCATGATCCGCTTGCTGGTGAGGAGACATTCACTGCTGAAGATGTTGGTATTGATTTGATTAACGAGACCGTTGGTCCCTATAAAGCTCAACAAGCAATGGGTATCGCCGACTATATTAGCCTATTCACGAATGACTCGGGTTTCGAAATCGGTCTTAACGAGATCCCTGATTTGAAGCGAACCCTTGAATGGACTGGCGAGTCTGACACCACTTTAAATCGTATTCTATCTGTTGCGACTCAGTTTGATAATGCTGAACTAGATTTTAGCTTCGATGTGTCAGGAACAACGGTTGTGCGCCGCTTAATCAACATTCATAAGCGCATAGGTGCTGATAGAAACATCACGCTGTATGTTGATAAAGACATCAATAAGATTGTGACGTCCGGCAGTATTTATGATCTCTATACGGCCGTCACACCGACAGGGGGTACGCCTGAAAGCAAAGATGGCGAGACCACTGATCAACAGCCAATCACACTTGAAGGTTATCAGTGGACAGATCCCGATGGTCGTTACGTATTAACAAAAGAGGGAGTTTTGCTAGATCCGGTAGCCAACCAAACATGGAGCAGGCTTTTAGCCAAAGGTGGTTCGCCGAGTGTCAATGCAGCGTATATCAATCGTGTTGTCACTTATACGGCTACTTCGCAAGCGACTTTGCTTCAATCTGCACTCTCTGATCTTAAGGCTCACAATCATGAAGCAGTCAATTATGAGACTGACATTGCTGTGCTGCCACAAAATATCAACATTGGTGACACAATTCATTTAGCTGACGAGGATGAACACTTGTATCTGTCGGCTCGCTTGCTCGAGCTCAAATCAAGCTATTCCATGGACACACACACAGCAACATTGGGAGACTACCTCATTGAGCATGAACAGGTAGCAGCCCAATATCGGCAACTTGCTGAGCAGATCAAAAATTTGCCTAAAACGGTTCAATACTATCCATGGATTCGCTATGCCGATGATGACAAGGGCACTAACATGTCAGCTTTCCCAACTGATAAGAAATACATGGCATTCAGGTACAGCAACAAGTCATCCGTGCCAAGTGACAATCCGGCTGATTACGCCGGCAAGTGGGCATTGATTAAGGGCGCTGATGGTGCTGATGGTGTTCCCGGTGCAAAGGGTGCAGATGGCCGTACAAGCTATTTTCACACCGCTTGGGCGAATGATGTAAGCGGTCAAAGTGGGTTCACGGTATCCGGTGGTGATGGCAAAAAGTATATTGGTACGTACAGCGATTTTACACAAGCTGATAGCACCAATCCGGCTGATTACAATTGGGCACTGTTCAAAGGTGATACTGGAGAACCTGGCCCTAAAGGCGATCCCGGAAGCAAAGACGTGCCTTATCCATATGTACAATTGTCGGCCCCAGTAAGCCCAAAAAAAGGTGATACTTGGTGGCACGGTACAAGCTTAAAGGACTCAACAGCCGTTCAGCACTATGACGGATCTAAGTGGGTAGATGACGGGATTGGTGAAGCAGTTTTGTTCATCAAAGAACTCAACTCAATTATTCTTAACTCCGCGCAAATTAATTCGCCTAATATTAACGTTCCTTTCCAACATGTGAGCATTGCGGGTTCTGGAATATTATCTAGTGGTGTTCTTACGCTCAATGGTGCCTCGTATGTCATTACCGGTAATATTGAAGATGCTAATGGAAATCCAAATGGTCAAAAGTACCATACCGAAGTAAATCCAGATGGATTAATGTCATACATTACGCAGACAGACGGAACAACACAAATGCATACCAGCAGGATTTCAATGGGTGTTCTCGAACTAACAGATCTAGTTAGCGGCCTGGGTAATTCTGCCAAATACATTACTTCCACTTTTAATGCGCATGATGCCGTTGACTATTATCATGTTGATGCTGGGCTAGAGACAGATAATGCCAAAAACATCAATATCACATATAGTCGTCATGGTAGCCTTGTTAATGTGGGATTTGATTTCGACATGAAGGACAATAACGCCTGGAAAAAACTAGCAGATATTCGTCCGGGATATAAACCATTTGGTAAGATTTGGGCACAATCAATTGGTAATACAGATGTTAGAGGTGCCGTTGCCGTTGTTTATGCCCAATCTGGTGGCTGGTACATGTTTCCAAGCTTAGGCAATACCAACAACTATCATGGAACTTTCACATTTACGACCCAAGATGACTATCCAACAGATGACGTGGTGATTAAGTAATGAAAATAAAAGTGTGGACAGATAATAACAATAGGTTACTTAACTGGGCCTATATGAATGACTCACGATCAGTTGGGTCAACAGATGATGGTCAGCAAATCATTGAAATTGATAGCACAGATGGTCTTTACGAGAACCACGCCAGCATTATTGACGGCCAAGTCGTTCCTGATGCTGGTTATGATCCAGACGCTGACAGACCTACACCTGAGCCATCACCAGAACAGCAGATGATTGCTGCGCTTACTCTTGAAGTAGCACAGATGAAGGCGGCGAAATCAAGTGACTAATTATGATCAGTGTGCGCTGTTTTACAGTTGGGGAATTGATTTAACACCTTATGTACCGGTAATGATCACCCCAGATCAATACAAACAAATCACAGGCAGTGACTATGTCGCCAGCAAAAGCTAGCGGCTATTTTTATGGAAGGAAGTGATGACAATGCTTAAAAAAATCAGAGATCACCCGACACATACAGCACTCGCAATTGGCATGGTTGCCATTGGCTTGTTTCTGATCATCAATGACCATTATTTCATCTGGCCCCCACATTACTCTGACTGGTTAAACGATGACATTGTGGGGTTTTTGTTTGTCATTGATGGGCTCGGGATTGGGGGTTGGGTGCTATGGGAAACACAGTTAGCAGTGACCAATCGTCTATTGTTGACGACTACCAGCTTTTTGATGTCATTTTTGACGATACTGCAATTCCTGACATCCATCTCAACTGGAATCTACTCAAATTGGATCAGCAATGCGATCATAACAGCCTTCGTGCTGATTCTGGCACGAAGGAGTGACAGCCGTGACAGCAGCGATAACTAAAATCATTGTCGATTCTACTCCATACATTGCAACTATCGTTCCAACGCTTATTGCTTATCTGACCTACCGCGAGGGTAAACGGAAGAACAGGCATGATGAGCTTGAGGACATGAACGACAGATTACGCGCAGATAATGACCGTTTGAGACGTGAAAATGAGCGCCTCAGAAAGGAAAACAATCATGAATAACTGGACAGAACTTTTAGTATCACTTGCAGTAGCAGCAGTCCCAATCATTGGGGCTTGGATCTCAAAACAGTTGCTGGCTAACAAACAAGCACTCACTTTGTTAAAGGTATTAGGCCCATTGGCAAACGCTGCGGTAACAGCGGCAGAACAGCTTGGTGTGACACAGGCGATTGACGGTGCGGTTAAGAAATCGACTGCCATTCAAGCTGTGAAAGACGGCTTGAAATCGCTTGGCTTCACCAGCACAGACGAGCAGACGATTGCCAACGCGGTTGAGAAAGCTTATGCGGATTTGAAGGATAGTCTGGCAGAAACCTATCCGAAAAGAGAAGGCATTCAAGTAACGGATTTGCAATATTATCCCCATGTTGCTTATGCCAACAGCGCTGACGGCACAGTAGACTTCTCTACAAAGGATCCCCTTGGAAAATCATATATGGGTGCATACTTCAGCTATGACCAAGAAGATAGCAATGATCCAAGCAAATACCAGTGGACAAAACTGGTTGGCCCTAGCTATGGAGAATCGGGTACTCAGGCAGCACCATCATCTGTTGCTTCACAGCAATAAGGAGGGCACCATGAAATTTAAAACTAAGCTAATCACCGTGGTAGTCGCCTTCTTGGCGGCTATTTCTTTTGCCCTGCCATCGCAGGTAAACGCGGCAAAGGGTGATCAGGGCCCGGATTGGGCAAAGTATCAGGGAGCAAGTGGACGATATGGAACAGATCAAGACAAGTTCGTCATAGCTCAGATTGGCGGGACTTACGGTGGTACGTACATCGATCAGTGGACGTATGATAGCCAAATTGCTAGTGCCAAGGCGGCAGGAAAACGTGTGCATAGTTACATCTGGTATGGTATTGGTGCAAGTAGCCAGTTGGGATTAGAAGCACTTGACCGTTATATGCCTCGTATCAAAGCGCAGACACCAAAGGGAAGCATCGTTGCTTTGGATTACGAAGATGGTGCTTCTGGGAATATGGCAGCTAATACGGATGCAATTTTAGCTGGTATGCGGCGCATTCATTCAGAAGGCTACACGCCCATGTATTACAGTTACAAGCCATATACGTTGGCACATGTCGATTATCAGCGTATTCTGAAAGAATTTCCTAACAGCCTTTGGATTGCTGCTTACCGTGATTATCTACCAACTACCAAACCAGACTACGGTTATTTTCCGAGTATGGATGGAGTAGCTATTTGGCAGTATACGAGCGCATTTGGGCTGTCGCAAGGTCTCGATGGCAACATTGATTTGCTTGGTGTCACCGATAATGGATACTCGAAGCAGCCAGAAACTCCGTCAGTGCCTGTAACACCGGTGCCAAGCCAGCCAGCGAAATCGAATGCAACCAGTGATACCGACTATGCGCAAACTGGTGTTTTCAAACCGTCCGCGACTGTTAACATCCGCACTGGTGCTGGTACAAGATACACAGCAGTTGGCAGCTATGTGCCGGGTGAGAGCCTTGTGTATGATCATGTGTATATCCGTGGCACATATGTTTGGGCACGTTATCTCAGCTACTCAGGCAGGTATCATTATGTTGCCTTGGGCGTGAACGGTGGGGAGAGCTATGGCTCGCGTTCGTCTGGATATACTTCGCTGGTAAGCCACACATATTACACAGTCCGCTCTGGTGACAGCTTCTGGAGCATTGCCAGCAAGTACGGTATCAGTATGTACACACTGGCAGCCAACAACGGCAAATCAATCTATAGCCTGATCTATCCTGGCGAAAGCCTGTACATCAGGTAACAAAAAATGCCTCCTGCCAGCAATGGCGGGGGGCTTGTTTTTGTGCAGAAAGTTGACAGAATCGTTAGAAAAAGGCAAAAGGTTTATATACGCCGGCTTAGATAACTTACTATGAGTAAATTGTTTATGAACATCAGAACGGGTTCCCATCTGAAAGCTCCATTTCAGAAGGATGGCGTTCAATTATTCGGTCATTGCTGGCCCATCGTTCTCCATTAATAAACCCGTGAAATTCAAAACTTAAATTGGTGTGCTCACGAATACCCCGTAATATTTGCTGCAAGTATTCTATATCTTGACTTTCGACAGAGTGAAGGGGTATTGAACGTTGCCGTTCCGTTTTGGACATATCTTTATAAAAGAAGTTGAACTTTCCCAAAAAGGGAACATTTACAACGTCAATATGATACTGGTGGTTTCTTCTGGGGTGGAAGTGCTGATCAATTCGGTCACATATAATTTTAGCGTCTTTATTCAAGATGATCACCTCAACAACAGTATACAAACGTATGTTTGCATTTGCTACTTAAGTTTTAATCATGAAAGCGTATTTTTCATGGATTTCCGGTACAAATATGGTACATTCGTTTAATATTCCTTGCGTATCAAAGGGTGATGTTACTACCCTCAAATAGCCTTTGCTGTTAATGAAACGAAAGCATCTCGTTCTATCACGGTTTTTGCGTGAAGGACGGGGTGCTTTTTTGATTTCGTTTTGGATATATTCGGATCGTTTGAGACAATATGACGGTACAAGCGGCGGTACAAAATCATTTTGTACCGTCAGGACCGGCGGTACCGTTTTTAAACAAGATTGGGCCCATGCCGTTAATTACTTTCAGGCTGCCTTCTCGTGTCGGTCTGGTATAGTCGTTTGTCATGTCGATGTTTTTGTGGCCTAACCAGTGCATGACGGACATTTGAGGCAAACCGTCCTGAAGTGCTTGGGTTGCAAAATAGTGACGCAACATATGCGGACGAAGCTCAATTCCAGTTGCATCTTTAACACGCTGAAAAAGATTTCGGTTGATGTTGCTCGGATGAACCGGCATCCCAGTTTTCTCATTCAGATATATGAATGTCTCGGGACCAATCTCACGATGAGTACGTGCCAAAACGTTCTTTGCGTACTGAAGGGAATAGTCAATGTAATCAATAATTGGGCCTGTCACATAGTTTGTGCGATAGCTGCTAGGAGTTTTTAAGGGACCGCCTAGCGGCTGCTGAGGCGTTCTGCCAACGTAATAAGTGATTTCATAGTATGGTTTGCCTTCGGTTGTTCCTCGTTTAAATGAACGAAATTGGAGGCCAGCGAGTTCTTCACGCCGCTCACCAAGAGTCAAAAGGTACAGCATTGTAAGCTGATACTTATTCAAGAGCTTCTGGGCTGTGGCCATGAATTTCGCATAGTCTTCATCGGTAATGGAAACATCTTTAGGCGGCTTGGCACCATTAATGAGGATGCCTCTTAGCATGTTCTTACGGATAATATCGTTGTGCTCAGCATCGTTCATAATGATCTGCATGACTGAGTTAAGTGTACGCATGGTGGTTTGAGCCAAACCTGATTTGATCTTCTCATCAATAAACTGCTGATATTCTGATCGTGATATTTTGCTCATTGGGCGGTTCCCGAATCTTTCTTGTAGGTGCTTTCTATAATATGTCTTTTTTTGAATAACTGTAGCTGGCCTCCAAACGCCGAGCTCCTCACGGTTCTTCACCAAGGAAGCAAAATAAGCATTCAAGGTAACACCGCGGTGAGTTAGAGGATTAATGCCACCCGTAACTAAAGATGCTTCAAACCGTTTTAATTCACCTTCTGCATCGTGCCAATTTGTAAATCCCGATCTTGTGTATTCATCACGCTTTCCTACACTATTTTTGAATCCACGACGAATACCATATCGAGTACCGCGTCGTGTTTCATACCTATAAACATTAGGATGATGAGGAACTTCTTTCCATTTGCGCATAGCGTCCATATTCTTTCTATGTGTATTTTTTGATTAAAATTCAAACGTATGTTCGTTTTTCCATTAAAATAAAAGCCCAGTTAAGGGCATTTATAGTCAGATAGCTGATAGCACCGTTTTAGCTTTTGATTCCATTTTTGTTACAGGACTGCTAAATAAAAACTCAGGAGCCTTACCACGATTTTTGCTATTGGCCGAATAATTCAGTTGATATTCATAGCGCCCGTTGGCAGACTGATACAAACGATTTATTAACGGAGCATGGTCATATGTGACGATCCATTTATACTGGTGGAGCGATAAAATTTCCTTGGCCAATCGATTATGATCATCATAGGTTAGTGAAGAAAAATACAGCTTGCTGCCTTGATCAATGTAGGGAGGATCAAAGAAAATAAAGGTGTTCTCAGCTTCGTATCGGGTAGGAAGTTCAGGAATTAATTCAAGGGCGTCAAGGTGTGAGATGGTAATAGAATCACGTTTTGCGTATATGGCCATGATTTTATCTATCATCGTCTTTTTGTTGAAACGTGCACTAATTTTGGTTTTTTGTTGGTTCCATCCACCTAGCGGACCACCGGTGATAATGCCGCTTACGTTTGTTCGATTTAGAAAAAGTGTGGCAAACGCTAATTCAAGAGACGTGGGGTTGCCCATGTTTTCGAAATAGATTTCATGCTGCGTTTTCCAATATTTAATATTGGTTTTATCACTGCCAAACTCGTAATAATTAAAAGGAACGCCTCTAATTTTACTGATCAAATAGTCCGGGTGATTTATAATTGCATGCCAGACGGAATAAATTGACGTATCAAAGTCATTAATAACGATTTGGTGCACATCACCCTTAAACAGTAACTTTAGCCCAGTGGCGGAACCTCCAGCAAAAGGCTCAATATAAGTATCATTCGTTTGATTTAATTCAATCAAATTTTTGACAAACGGATATAGTTGGCTTTTTCCACCGGGGTATCTAAAAGGAGAATATGTTGATGGCATTTGCTCACCTCCCGTCTGTCATTATGTGCCAATCAATTCAGTATGGCCATAGTTCTGACTGAATCTTTTTATATGATTCGTAGATTTGTTTGAGTAAAGCATTCACAGAATCGATATTTGAGATTATCCATGAATCCATTAATTCATTTTGAAATTGTTTGAGAGGGCCCTTAAATATACTTTTAAAATGATCTGTTTTGCTTGGACCATCAGGGAACATTTCTGCTATTCGATCTTTTAACTTGTCTGGGGATAAGCCTCGATTGTAGACTGAGGGAGTATTATAAAAATCTTTGGAAAGGTTGGGGTTTAATGAGTATTCAACAAGCTCTGTTTCTATCGCTTTTTGCGTGGGCAATAAAAATAAATGTGACTTGTTCTGATCGGAGTTGATATTAAAGGGGGCATTCGCCAAAGACTCTTGTAACGATTCGCACTGCTTTTTTTGATGAAGATCGCCATCCAGCACAATAATTGACTTATTATATAAATCATTATCGTTTACGGCTAAGCTTATGAGCGAGTTCCAGGCTATACTTATATTCAAAAAGTTCATTTCATAAAGTTCTTGCACATTTTTAAACGTTGAATTCCTGATCATACGTTTAAATAAACGACGGGCAACGCTATCTTCCATAAGCAGTTGTACTTGGTTATTCTTGGTGCCTTCGTCAAATGTAGACATTAAGCCATACTGGATAAAGGATAAGGCTGGGTTTTTTAAAATATCCACATCTTTCGTAATCCCATTACGATTGAAGTATATAGTCTGTATAGATTCTCCTATGTGTTCGACGTGTTGGCGCTCGACGATATGGTGTAGAAGCGAAAGACTATGTGTGGTAAATACAATCTGGTAGCCGACTCGCTCAGTCTCACTTAAAAGAAAGTCAAATAGAAGATTTTGTGCGCCAGGATGTAACGCTGCGTCCAATTCATCTATGCACAAAATTCCACCATGGAAATCGGCACCCATTTGTGATTTCAGACTTCTAAAGCTCCATACCGAACGGAGAATTTGTCCGAGATTATCTTGACCGCTGGAATTAGATGTCGCCGAGTATTGTGACGTGTTAATCCCAAAGTTTTCTTGCTTTTGCGTTGCAACTCGAACGTTTTGTGCAGAAACGTTTTCGGCTTTAGGGTCAAAGGATTCCTTCATAATGAATTGGTGTTCTGCAAGTATTTCTCTTTCAATATCTGAAGGGAGTTGGCTTTGCTTGGCTGTATCGGATTCGCCAACGGGAAAAAGTCTGGACAATGTCAAATAATACGATGGCCATGAAAGCTTGGCTTCCGTTTTTCGTGACATTGTTTTTTGGGGAATCAGGCGATACCTTATTTTTTCGTGAGATTTTTGCTTTGTTGCACGGAAAGACAATTTGTCCTCCTCGAAGATAGAATCCGTGAATTTGATGACTACCTTGTTATTGCCTTGCGTATCATGATCAGAGTCAAAGAGCACGACATTTGCAAATTCACCACGAAAGGGTTGGCCAGTCAAGGTATGAAAGCCTCTAATCTCTCCTATATTCGAAAGAATTGCGAGGATAGTGGACTTTCCGACCCCGTTCACACCTGAAATACAAGTTATGTTTTTCCCAAGCGCTAGAGATACTGGATTCTGAAACGCCCTGAATTTGTTGATGCTAAGACTTTCAATTCGCATAGTTTAAGAAATTCCTTCCTAGCCTTCCGCGGGAAACTGCTTGTTTGTCCTATCATGCCCTCGCCGCCGGGGCTATTTTTGTGCCTTTGAAAGATATTTGTCTCTGTCGATTAAGAAGATTTTACGAAAAGGTCATTGCTCTAACAAAAGCCCATCCAACAACGCTAGCAACTACCGCCAGTTGCGGACCGGCTGTTGCCACACGTAGCCAATGGGTAGTGGCAAGCTTTTGGCCTGCTCGATTCTTTAGCAGCATGAGTATTGAATCGACCCAAATTCCAGAGAACATAAATACTAAGAAAGTCAGTAACGGATAAACACCGTCTTCTTTTGGAATGGCGGTGATTGCCAATGCTGTTACTAAAGGCAATCCACAGAGCCAGATCATTAACTTATCAGACGGTGACCGCTTGATAAGGAAAATAACTCCGAAAACGGTTCCCACGATCAGGGCTAAAATACCGGCTACATATAATATCGGGAAGAAAAATTTTGCCATTTCTTTTAACCAGTTTTCAATTCCGATAACAAGCATTGCACCGATCAAAATAGGCATAAAAATCTTGCTGATCTTCGCAGTGCCTTTGAATACCCAGCCAAAGACTACCAGCAAAACCAATAGTAAAATCATCGCAATAGTTCCCCTCGTTATTCAGCTTTTACCGTCTTCCGTATCTGGACTACTTATTTAAACTAATATAATGGTTGTTGATCTATCAAATCAAAATATCTACCCATCCACTTCGGTAGCTCGTATTCATCGAGAATTTGCTCGTAATTCATTGGATTAATTGAGCCGCGATTGCCAAATAGAAATTCAAACATAAAACAGTTTGCTATATATTCGGCTGAACCAACAGCAGCAACGCGTGCATTTCTATAGAAGTAATTGGCACCCGTGTTTCGTGTTAGAAGAGCATGGCCGATTTCGTGCGTAAGCACACTACGTGATATTGCTTCGTCAGCGCGAGTGCTAATGTTGATAATTGAAAATTTATGATCAGTGATGGTATAGCCTAGAATGTTTTGCCCAAGATCGCTTGGTGTAACACTAACGTTAGGTAGATAGCGACTAACTATCCAAGGATCGCGTGTATTATATCTGCGCAAAACAGTATTTGCTTTTTCGATTGCGCAGTCTGCATCGTATCCCATACCCCCACCTCACTTTTCAGATCCGCGGTATTTCTTTGGTGTGTACTTCTTTTTAGCTAGTTCCTGAGCGAGTGCATATGATTGGCGCAGTGATACGGCAAGCAATCGCTTATCCTCGTCGCTCAATTCGGCATCGTTTTTGAAGAAGTCCGGACCGTCAGGATCAAGTCCATCAATGATATCCTTTATTTTCTGATCAATGGCGCGTGTGTCCTTTTCGGACAGAGAATAATAGTGAGGCTTGTCTGATTTGCCCAGCAGGTAATCTATAGAAACATCATAATACTGTGCAAGTTTTTTGAGCGTGTCATTGTCCGGCTCATTCCTGTTGTTTTCAAAATGAGAATAGGCGGCTCTTGAGACGCCAACTGCTTTGGCAACGTCCTCTTGTGTGCGGCCGTCACCTCTTAGCTTTTTTAATCTATCGCCTAGCATAGCAACGCCTCCCTAAAGTGATTTTAGCACCCATGTGATACAAAAAGTATCTAAGATACAAAAAGTTTCAAAAACGGCTTGACGATACAAAATGTATCGTGGTATATTATCTGTGTTGATACGAAATGTATCAGAAACGAGGTGATCAAATGGTTCGAAATGAAGTAATCAGTCTTCGGGAAAACGCTGGGTTTACACAAGCTCAGCTTGGAGAGCAGCTCGGTATATCAGCTGTTCACGTTAGAAAAATCGAAAAGGGCACTCGTAATCCAAGCAAAGATTTGACGGAACGGTATGTTACACTCTTCGGATTGCCTGCCGATGAGATCTTTCCGGATATTTATGAGAAATTGATTGATACAAAACGGATCACGTCAAAACATAGTCCCGCCCAGCGAGAGGAGGCAGTCAAATGAACCGACAGCAAATGATCGAAGCACTGATTAGCTACCGCGATGATAAGCCCAAAGCTTTTTGGGAAACCATGGACAATGACATGCTCGAAATGGCAATCAGTGCTGAAAGGGAACGTGCAAGGAACGAAATGATTGATTACCTTGCTACAGCTTAATCATCGCATATATCTCCGTGAAACTACTACATCGGCGGTACACATTTAAAGGAGGTGTGGTTATGGCAATTAACATCTTTCAAGAATTTTCAAGAAGCCTTCAAGAAGAGGGCCTGACACGCAAGAGCCTAGCAGCACGCGTACACGTCACACAGGCCGCTATTAGTAATTGGGAAGCAAGAGGAATACCGAACGATAAGCTGATTCCGGTTGCACTTGCGATTGGCAATGATCGATTTCTGAACGCGGTGATCGAATATCAAACCGGATTAAGAGTCTTTGCTGATGATCTTGATACTGACGATCCATTGGTCGTTTATCTCCACGAAAAAATGGCTCAAAAGAAATTTGAAGGATCTGCTGAACGAGCCGAATCGGTACTGTCTAAAGGCCGTGATCATTTCACGGCAAATGACGTCAACAAAATCAGATCATACATCGATTCAGGCGAATCATTAGTTGAAAGTCTAGAAAGTCTAATCGGATCACTAAAGTCCCAAATAAGACCAGTAGAGAAGGTGAAAGCATGGATGTAGCGGTGAAAGTTAATGAGGACGACAAGCTTGCAGAACTCATTGCAATTCATCTTGCAGACAATCTTAAGCCAGTGGTTCAGGCGATGGTAAACAAAGCTGTTGAAGATGCTTTGCCTGGACATGGGATGAACAAGGGCGAGTTAAGCGCAAAGCTAAAATTGTCACTCGGTACCGATGCCTTTGAACGTATTGCATATCAATCAGGCATGCCACGATACGAATCCGGCAATGGTGGTCACAAGAAGAGCGACAAGTCTCGTGACCGTTGGTACTCAAAGGCAGTTGACAAGTTCATGGAAACATACACGGAGGACTAACGATGTTAGAAGCAATCATGTCAGTGCTGTTCGATCCAACATCAGCGTTTTGGAAGTATCTGCTTGTCGCTCTCGCCGGCATCATGATCGGTGCCACAGCAGTAGGAGGTTGGAAACAATGGACACGATAAAAAGAGCACAAAAAAATCCCATGGCTGCAACCACGGGAAGTCAAAAACTTAGCACATTAAATTATAACTTAAGTTTATCACGGAAGGCGGTTGATGACCATGCTTGATTGGAGCGGAAAACCAATTCCTTTTGGTGAAAGTGCCATCACCAATGTTGGCCCCGAGGGTGACAACATCAAAGATGATCCAAAAGAGATTCGTAAATACATCTTGGAAGAGCTTAGTGGTGTAGCGATTGCTGCTGATGATCAGGAGGGAAAATCATGATGAATACAACAGAAACAGCACCGGTTTTGAATCCGGCCCTAGAAGACGAATATAGCAAGGCATTAGATGAAATCAAACAGTTTGGGGAAGCCCAAACGCATACTGTTCACGATCTAGGATCAGCTACTTGGGCAATGCGCAAGTTAGGTGAATTGAACAAGGAAGATGTCGAAGCTCGGAAGGTGGTGCAAGCCAACATCGACCAACTCAACGAATGGCTTCAACACTCACTTGAGGCTCGTCAGTCACGACGCAATTATCTTGAGCATGAAGTGCTTGCCTATGTTGCGAACAATCGGAAGCATGACCCCAAATACAAGCTTGACACACCATATGGCAAGGTCAGCTTCACGGTTAAACGTAAGGCAACACCAGCAATTTCAGATGAAACACAGGTTTTAAACTTCATTAAATCTAATTGGAACGAATCTGAACAAACCCAAGTCATCAAGCGAACCGAAAAAGTCCTTGTGTCAGAACTTAAGAAGCAAGTAACTGTGGCGGGTGACAAGGTCATTGATGAAGATGGCCAACCAATTCCTGGCATGCATGTCGATCCGGCAGGAACTGAAACACCACACATTAAGCCAATTCAAATGACGGAGGCGTTGTCATGAAATTCTACGAAAGCGGGAAGCTACCTAGAATGCCAAATATGTACTTCATATATGGAGACGGTGGTACTGGTAAAACGAGTCTCTTTAAACAATTTCCTGGCAAAAAATTTCTGTTCAGTTTTGACCAGTCAACGAATGTCATCAAACCCGATGATCAGATGGACACGGCAATTGTCGAGGAGGCAGATTTTCCAACAATTCAAGCAACCGTAAGCAAGTGGCTGCAGCACGCTATTAATAGTCATAAATACGATGCTATTGCGTTAGACAACATGACATCACTTCAAAACCTTGTCCTTGAGAATATCGACAACGCTTCTAAGGACGGCCGCCAGAACTACCAAAAATTGCAACTGTGGTTTCGCCAACTAGGGACGATGCTTAGAAATAGTGGCGTCACCATCTATGCGACAGCACATCAAATCGACAACGGTGCCTCTGGTATCGGAGAGAACGGTCGTTTTGAAGCAGATATGAACGCCAAAACATTCAACGCCTTCACAGCTTCGTTCGATCTTGTGGGTCGTCTTTATAAGAAGGAAGGCCAACGCATGATTGATCTTGATCCAGAGCAGGGAAATCATGCCAAGAATCGTTTGGACGATCGAACTTTGATCAAAGCCGATGAACTCTTAAATCAAAAACCAACAACCAATGAAAAGGAAGGTAACTAAAATGCCATTATTCACAGTCGATCACAACAATGTTTTTGGTAAGTATGTTGAAGAAGCAGGACGCTATAACGTCAAAATTGTCCGTGCTGACATGCACCATTCGAAGCAGGGAAATGATTACATCACCGTAGATTACGAAGTTCAAGATGGTAAATACAAAGGCGGACAAATTCGCTATCAAAATATCACTTGGAGCAATGAAGACCTTGATGGGTCAATCAAACGCTTCAACACTTTGGCGGTTGCCTTAGGAGCAACAGACGGCACTAACTTTGACTCGGTTGGTCAGTTTGCGGCATCAATCTTAAACAAACTTCTCACGATTGATGTTGATTGGGATGATCCAAACACAAATGGAAAAGTTTACTTGACCGTAAAGGGATACCACAAGCTTTTGAACGAACCTAGCCAGCCAAATGGCGTCCGGCGTCCCGATGCTTCATCAGCACAGCAATCAAGTAACGTCACTCCGTTCACTAAGCCGAGCCAGCAAACTGCTCCTGATCCATTTGCTGGCGGTTCAGGTAAACCCGTTAACATTAGCGATGACGATCTTCCATTTTAAAAACCTTAGACGATATGGCGTACCCATACGGATGGGTGTGAGGCCCATTAAAACGGAGGTGATCTTCGAATGAACTATTTCAACCAGCGACGAGCATTTCGTCAGTTCAAGGTAGCGGTAAAGAAACTCACCGTTAATCAAGCTTGTCTGTATCGCGAGTTACTAGACTACGCGAACGATAGCGGATTACTAGATGCTTCCTTCCGCCTCCAGAATGACTATCTTAAGTCTCTCACTGGCATTAAGTCTGATGACGGACTATCAAAAGCAAGAAACGTGCTTGTACAGCAAGAGCTTCTCATGTACGTGAAGGGCAAGAAAAATGAGGATAGTCCCATTTATAAAATTGTTCCTTTGAGCCAAGATGGACGTCCATTATCAGAAAAACGGAACAGCTTGAGAGAAAAAACGGAACAGAATGCGGAACAAAACGCGGAACAGAATTCGGAACAAAACGCGGAACAGAATGCGGGGCAACCTGCGGAACAGAATGCGGAACGGTTCTTTAGTATTACCGAGAATGACTTGAGTAAGACTAAAACACCCCCTAAATCCCCCAAGGGGGACGGGAGTGTGTTGAGTTTGCCTGAAGAGTTTGCAACCGAAGTGTGGCCAGCCTACCCGAAGAAACAAGGCAACTATGCTAAATCTCAGGAAGCTTATGTACAGGCCGTTGAATCCGGTGAAACGACTAAGGGCCAGGTGCTGGCAAAGATTGCTGAATACAAAGCTTATATCAAGCTCAACAACAAGCAAGAAGGCTTTGTAACGACCGCTGGTAACTGGTTCACCGGTCATGGTTGGCGAAACGAATACGATACTAAGACGCCTGAGAAGAAGCCAGAACGCACGGAAACAAAGGAGAACTGGGGATATGGAGTCGACTAAAGGCCTATTCACACATGCGGACGTGCAAAAAATCATTGAGAAGCGTGGGATTGACGTTAATACGCTGCCAACTCAGGCCGAGATCGAACACCGCTTCTACGAACGCTCTATGGCCACTCTGAACCGTAAAAAGGCACGTGCCATTTATCGCTACTCAGTCTTCCCCGGAAACGTTCCAGCTAAGTTTACGTTCGACAAATGGCGGCCAGAATTACAAACAGATCAGCAAGGCTCTAGAAATCTGGGGAACCGTGCATACAAGCTGACTAAGCAAATGGTGGAAGTTCCTCAGAACGTGATTTTGTTTGGTCCTCGTGGAACAGGCAAGACATCGCTCGCTTTGGCGATGCTGACGAGTCTACGAGATGAAGGCCAGTCAGGGCTGTTTATCTCAACAGCAGAGCTTAGTAACCTAATGAGCTTGCAATACGATGCGCCAGACGTTCGCCAGCGTTTAGCGGGCATTGAGCGTGCAATGAAAGAGGCTGACGTACTACTGCTGGACGACTTCGGTACAGAAGGCGGTATGAAACTCGACATCAAGCCAGTTAGACGCGATATGCAGGAACTGATGTATCGTGTTGCGAATGCCCGTCTTGATTTTGAGAGCAACAGGCCTCGTCTATCAACAATCATCACAACGAACAACGAGATGAGCGAGCTTGAGCACATGTACAACAGCAAACTAATCAGCCGAATTATTCCAAAATCAAAAGATTGCACATTGAACTTTGAAAAGTTAACGGACGTAAGGGGGAAAAGACTGTGACAGCCGAAGAAATGACAAATAGATATTTGCAACGCTTGGATAAACGTTTGCGGGACTATGAAATTGCCTTGAATCAAACGATAGCGGACATTGAGAGCGATTATGATCAAGGATGCCTAGAAGTTACCGAAGCACAGTGGCAAGACATTATCGTGCTTGTTGGGGGCATTGTACAGGCAAATACACGCATGATTCATGAAGCATCAGAAAGTGTTCGCACTGACGGTGAAGTTTCAGGAAGCCTGCTTAATTTGCTTGAGTTGGCTAAGCACTTCGCAACATTGGACTTTTCAGAAGCACCATTAATTAAGCAGGAGGCAAAAGCATGGCACAAGTAACGGTAAGGTTTTACAAACAGGGAGACAAAGTATGGCGAGAATTCAAGGCTGAATTGCTTAAGCGCTACGAAAACTCAGCAATGCTAGACATCTCGAAAAGCGAAGTATTCTCAAAAATCGAAAAGCAAGAGTTCAATAACCGGATCATTGTGTCAAAGAAAGCGATTGTCGAGAAACGTTCGGTAACCGGTATTGATGACAGCGACATTTTGAAGACTTCAGTCAACAATGGACTCACAAAGATTTCGAAGAAGCGAAAAGAAGCCCGTGCAAAATACGCGCGCGGAATTGCAGAAGCAGCCTCACAGTGTGACACGCTGATTGACGTTGCAAAACGGATTGGAAAGTCAACAACGTTCGTTAAGCGAGTGGCAAGCGAGTTTGAGATCAAGCTACCTCGCCGCAACAACGGCCATGAAGAGATTGTGAGTCGTTAGCCATGGTTATCCGCAAGAGACGCAGAGGCAAATACAACGCACAGCCAGTTGTGATCGATGGCATTCGATTCGCAAGCAAAGCAGAAGGCGCCTATTACATGCTGATTCGCAACAAGCCACAGAAGATCACGATGCAAGAGCCGTTTGAGATTCTGTCTGCCTTCAAGATCAATGGCAAACGATACTCGGCAAGAAAATACAAGCCTGATTTCTGTTTTTATGACGGTGAAAAGCTTGCAAAGGTTGTTGACGTTAAAGGCGGAAACGCGACTTTGACCACCGATGCCAGACTGCGAATGCTGCTGTTCATGATCCGCTACAAAATACCGATCACGATTGCTAGATATGACTATCACACAGGGCTATTCACGGAAGAACAACTTTAAAATCAAGGAGAAAAAATATGCTTAATAAAGGGCTTTTCTCAAGTGACAAGGATGACTGGGAAACACCACAGAAGCTATTTGAGGAACTTAATGACAGATACCACTTCGTCATTGATTTAGCAGCGACCTCAAAAAATGCAAAGTGCAAAAACTACTACACAGTCGAAGACGATGCTTTGAACAAAGACTGGTCGAAGGTGAATGGCCCCAAATAGCTAAACCCGCCTTATGGACGACAGCTAGGCCTGTGGGTGAAGAAGGCTTATATCTCCTCAATCAAATGCAAAGACCCCATAGTCTTGCTCATACCGGCGAGAACAGACACTAGCTACTGGCATGAGTACATTTTCTACAAAGCGCATATTGATTTCTTACGTGGGAGATTGAAATTCGAACACAACGGGAGCGCCGGAGATTCAGCACCATTTCCAAGTGCAATTGTGACATACAACTTTGATACGCCATGGTTATAACAAACTAAGGAGAAAAATCATGAACAAAAAATTGACATTGACAGTAACTATTTTAGCAGGACTTATGTTTGGAGCGGGTGCGACCACGATTGCTGACAACGTATGGCAAGGGCACCAGAATATTGTGGCAACTAAAGCCAACATCGACAAGCTAACAGCAAAGATCAATGCATCACAGTCTAGCCTGTCCGACTTGCAACACCAGCTATCTGATGCACAGGCACAATATTCAGCGCTTAAAAAGCAATACGATAACGACATGGCAAGTAAAGATGCCCAGATTCAGCAGAAGATTGTTGAAGGACAGCAAGCGGTTGCCCGTAAGCAGGCAGAAGTGGACGCTAAGCAGCAGACCATTAATGACCTTACATCACAATTGGAAGCGGCCAAGCAGAAGAGCAACGATCTATCACAGGCGATTACCGATGCGCAAAGCATCAAAGACTATTCTGATCAGGCCGTCAAATCTACAAGCGCACAATAGGAGATCAGGCAATGAAAACGGGAGACGACACATTCGATGACATCTACATCAGCAAAGCAACGGGCGAGGTCGTAGGCGTCATGTATAAAGGGCACGACTACAAGCTGGTGCCTTTCACGAAAGAAGAGGTGACTGACGATGCTGATTAAGTTAGACAGTGGAAAGTTGCTCAATATATCGGCAGTATCATATATCTCAAATACTGAAATGCTGGCTTATTTTAAACAGCCGGTGATCACAAATGAAAATAACTTTGAAACAGCAAAATGCTTTGGCGTTGGTGTAACAGAAGCCGATATTGAACGAATTGCAAACAATAATGCGAATAAAGAGGTGACTGACGATGAGGTATGAATGTCGCAATATATTTGGTGGCGAAACCATCGCCACATTTAGGACCTACGAAAAAGCAGAGGAGTTTGTCGACGCAGCAGCGGACTATCCAGATTGGTGGACTGTCCCTGCGATGACGATTGTGGAGGTGACTAACGATGACATTCGTTGAGCTTGAAAATGGCGATTGGATAAACCCTGATTCAGTTGAACTGATGTACAAGCCTACATCAGAAGCGGTACTTTGGAAAGCCACCATGGATCACGTAGAACCAGAAACCATCACTGACGCCGATCGTGTTCGCATTCTGAAAACTGCGGGGTTCGTGCCGATCAAAAAGGAGAAAGACGATGAATAAACAAGAAGTGAACCTGAAAAGTGGTGGACGAGCTTGTTACTTCGTTGCCAAGGTGTCTGATTTTGGGAATGCACACCGTGTATCGCCTATCTACTTCAACCGTGAGCGAGCAGTTCTTCAACTTAATTACTTGAAAAAGAAGAACGCTGATGATTCCTATGCAATGTTCGAAACTACCGGATGGAGGTGCGTGCTATGAGCGATGAGACGAAGCGGGAAGTGTTTGATGATCTTTTACACGCATATGATGACGCGATTGCTGTGAATGGGGCGTTACACCCAACGAAAGAATTGATCCATTATGATGCTCGTTATGACGCCGCCTTGCCAGATGATCTGCCGGTGATTCCAGAAGCGGTGAGTGATTATATCAGCGAAGCAAAGAAACTGAGACAGTGGGGGCTTTTAGACGTATTTTGGCACCTTGGCGATAACATTTCAGCAATGGGAATTAATGGCCTTTATGATTGGCAACGCTGGATGGTTCACAACCAAGTAGCCGTTGCTCGTGCATGGTTGCTAGGTGTTTGGCGTGTTGAGGAAACCGGCGAAATCGTGAAATTGGAGGAAGAAAAATGAACTACTACGAAACAGAAGAACCTTTCTGTAGTTTAATCGTTGCTAACAACACTAAGGAAGCCCTCAATTTATACCGTGAAATGTATGGAGATAATGATGATCCCGAAAAGTTTAATGAGTTAAGCCGTGAAGAAGCACTGCATCGTATTGCTTCTGCAAAAACGGAAGACGGAGATAACCTCACCTACAAGGAGGTTAAAGAAGATTTGGAAGCTAAGGTACCTACAATGCTTCTGGTATACGGAGACATCTTATAGGAGGCGGAGAAATGAACATACATGAGCAGTTCAAAGGCGGTTTCACACGTGGATCAGGAATTCGTACTGAGGAAATTCTACACGATGATCGTGTTACAAACGAACATGTGCTTCAGTTCCTGATGTATGATGCTCACCTCTATCCTTGCCCGAATCTAAGTACTTGGAAACCAAAAGCTAGGCAAGCGGTCATCGACTTTGTTAAAGAGCGAGTTTCCAAAGTCAATGCAGATGTTTGGGTAGATGATGTGCAAATCAAGATATATGAGGCGGAGAAATGAAGCTAGTTAAAGGCGACATCATCAGAAACCCTTGGGTTAGCGATCCGAAATTACGAGACCTAATTTTCATTCGGCGCGGGAAGAAATATGTGCACGCTTTGAGATCTAATCGCGGACTAATTGAAGATGTAATGTTTGACAAAAAAGACGTGGACGAGCGTTTCACAAAGGTAGGCCATTCAGTTGGCTTCGACACCATGCTGCGAGAAGTTTCTGGCGAGGAGGCGGAGAAATGAGTAAACATTTTGAAGAAATGAGCCAACTGGATAGGATTGATAAAAAAATGAAATTCAAGATTGTGGGCCACAATGGCGAAACCGAAATCAAGGAATTCAGGTCTCAGTACGAAGCAGATTTATACTGCGAGCGTCTCAACCATGAGCGGTTGGAACGCCTTGGCTTGATTGAGCACCTGAACACACCAGCAATCGAATTTGAGTAGGAGTACATCACCATGAAGACATGCACCAAGCGGCGCTGCGGAAGGAAAGCCAGGATGTATTGAGCAATGTGGAACATGGAGGAATCGTGAAATTGGAGGCGGAGAAATGAAACGAGAGATTAAGTTCAGAGCGTATAGCAGTCACAACCACAAAATGTATCCAGTCAGCAATATTGAATGGGATCTTGATGGACGTATTTGGGTGATCGCTGATGACGGCAAAAATGGCATCGAGTTAATGGACGAAGAAGCCCATTTAATGGAGTACACCGGACTACACGACAAGAACGGACGAGAGATCTACGAAGGCGATATCGTGCGCACCGGTACAGACAATATTGGGGATCCTGATCCGATGATTGGGCAAGTAATCATGCGGGAAGGATCTTGGCTAATCGAAAATGAGAAAATGCAAGAGGCAATTGAACTTTTTAGCGAGATTACAAGCCGTGAGGTCATTGGCAATATTTTTGAGGACCCGGAGCTGATGGAGGCACAACATGAGTAAAAGTAAGGACGTTGACGCTTATCTTCAAGGCGAGCTGTGTGCCAAGGCCGAGCTTGCAACTAAGCTACTACACGACATTGCCTGGTCTAAATGGACGACTGACGCGATGACTACACGTGTTGACCCAATCTACAAGCAAGCCAGGGAAATAAGCTATTGGCTATTAAGCAGTGACGACTGGTACACCGAAAATGAGAACGGAGGTGAATAATTTGGATAGCAAACAAGCATTGGCAAAAAATATTAGGGACAATATATATGAGCTTGGCAAGACACAAGCCAAATATGCAAAAGAGATCGGGATACCCATCACCACGCTTCAATATGCAATCTCTGGTAATGGCAGTGTTTCACTCAACACTTTGGACAAAATCGCATATGGAGCTGGGATTGATCCATGGGAGCTTATTCTACCTCATGAAAGCAAATAAAAAAGCGCACCATTACGGCACGCCGTTTCCCCAAACTTTTACAAAATCAATTATACCATAAGGAGTGGACGCAGTGGTGCGAGCAACGAGTTACTTTGGCAAGAGAAGCAAACAAGATCGAGATGAAACAGCCGCCAATGCTGAACGTATTTTACTAGAATATCCTCGGGCTAAGTCAAAAACTTTGCGTGGTGCCGTATCAATTCAATCGCCCACTCTTGATGGAATGCCTAGAAATGATACTGTTTCTAATCGTAATGAGGACAGAATAATTAATACTCTTGATGACGAGGATTTAGTAGCACAGTGCGATTATATTGTTAACAAGGCGATGCCAAACGTAAGTAAAGATCCGAACTGGGCAAAGATCATTAAATTAGCGTACTTGCTTCCCCAACCAATGAAGGATGTTGCTATTCAGCAACGACTTGGTTATGGGCATACAGCATATTATGATGCGAAAAAAGAGGCACTTTGTGCTTTCGCTGAGCTTTGGCCACCTTTTCCTACAGAAATTGTTACCTATTTCTAGACCGGACACTTTGCGGACAAAGAGCGGACACTTCGCGGATAGTCAACGTCATATGATGGTATTGTGCCAAAGGTGAGAAACCTGAGACACCGCGTTTTTCCTCCGAGCCATGGTGATGATAAAGCTGTGGCAAGGTAATCCCGATGTGGAAGCCGCGTGCGGCTGTTGGTTCGATTCCAGCACGGGATAGTTCGATGAAAAATTCATCAGAACGTAATGTGCTGTATCGTCTGTTACGGCTAAAAGCCACTCTTACCGTTGAGGGGACGATAAACGGACAGCACAGAGGCCGGTAGCTCAGTAGGTAGAGCCAAGAGTCGCGGGTTCGAACCCCGTCCGGCCTCATTGTCCAGTTTAGCGACCGGACACAGCTTGCGATGACCCCATCTGACACTGGGAGAGCGAGCAAAACGACTATAGTGCTTCACTTCTCGTGAGGTGCTATTTTTCTTGCTTTATGCGTATATCATGTGTATAGTTTGGTTGTACCAAAACTTAATAGAAGGTGACTTTATGCCTATGAAACCCAGGCAGATGATTAAACTGCTGAAGGAAAATGGGTTTCATGAAAAGTCGCAAAATGGTTCCTCTCACCTTAAGATGTATAACCCCAAGACCAACAAAACGGTTATGATTCCGATTCACGCTAAGGAGTTGGGTAAGGGACTAGAACAGGCGATTTTGAGTGAAGCTAACCTAAAGAGATGAGTTCTCTTTAGTGTACTCAAAATTAGCCAGGTATGTTACGAGGAGGTGTAACAAATGGCCGATGTTGTAATTTATCCAGTGATACTATCTAAGGACGGAGATTATATTTTTGTGCGCGTTCCTGACATTGATGGAGGATACACGCAAGGAAATGATGAAATTGACGCCATGCGTATGGCACAAGACCTCATTGGAAACCTACTAGAAGATGCTGACAAATATCCCAAGCCGTCTGAGCCAAGCACAATTAGCTTAAAAGACGGGGAGAAGCTTGTATATGTGGCTGTTGACATGACAGCATTTAGGAAAAAGTTTTCTCGAACTGTCAGAAAAAACATTACAATTCCCGAATATTTAAACTCGTTAGCCAAGAAGAAGGGTGTTAACGTATCGGCAGTTGCGACAGAAGCACTGGAAGCACAGCTATGTGTTAAATAATTGACTAATAAACGTGACAGGATAGCACTCCGCCAAACGGTGAGGTGCTATTTTTGTGCAGACGGATTTACAATTCAAGTGCAACAAACTAGTCAAATAGAAAAGACTCATCGCCTGAGTCCTTGTAAAATGGAATCACCACA